CACTCTGCTATTGTAGGCAATGAGTACAACCAAGACACAATAATATTTCATGGTGCAGGCATGGTAGCGAGTTGCGCAGAAGGAGCTTCTGGTGACAATTCTTTTGAATCTCCAGCTAGGATGTTGCAAGATATATTTGATGAGAATTCTATCACTGAGATAGACTTTTTGTCACTAGATTTAGAAGGCTTTGAGCACGAAGCTATTTCTGGAATAGACTTTTCAAAGACGAACATAAAATTAATTTGCGCAGAGAATCACGATGTGCCTAACTATTTAGATTACGGCTACATGGAGTCTCTCGGTTATGATAATTTCTACACATCCAAAAGTCCTTGCGGAAAATACATTTGGCATCGCTGGTTTGTCAAGCAGGATTTGGATCTTAACTTAGATTATGTAAAAGGTTTATAATGTTTAAGAATATATTACAAAGTATAAAAGATAAAATTTTTCCTAATAAAGCCTATGACACTTCTCAAGCAGATGAGATAGTATCTACTCTTGATTCCGTTATCAGTGAAGAGTCGGAGGCTGAAGAACTGCCAGAGACTACTAGAACTAGAGGTGAAATCAGGAAAGAAGCAAGAGAAGAACGTAAGGAAGAACGCAAAGAGAAAGTTGAAGAAAGACGAAACTACCGATTAGAGAAGATTGCCGCAATAAAAGAAAAGTTTTATGCGGTCGCTTCCAAGAGAAAGTGGTTGTTTTTTATCATAGTCGGTGCTATAGTAGCATACCTAGTAATCTTCAAAGGTGGTTTTGGAGGTGGGGACATCTTAACTAAGATCAAAGGGTTTTTTGGATAATGAAGAAATCAATTAATTTGGAATGGAAAGATTTTCTGCTCGGCGTATTTTTAAGCGCCAGCATTTGTATGGGGTTCTATATTTTTAGAGGAATGTAAATGAATTTAGGGATACTTGCAATCGCAACAGCTTCGGTAATGTACTTAGTTGTCTGTGTTTCTTGTATGAAACAAAAAGATTATCCACATGCGCTCATGTGGTTTTCTTATGCAATGGCCAATGTGGGGTTATTATGGTACGAATTAAACAAAATGAAAATAAGCTAGAAGATGCCGCAGCTGAGTCTGCGGTTCTCGCTGGCTTGTGTCAATACGGAATTGATGCAATGCTTGAGGTTGAGTATATCAGCACCGAGTATTTTGTAGATCAAACAAATCAGGTTATCTTTGACTGCATAAAAAAGTCTCTTGAGTCCACTCAAAAGGCGGAGCTTTCGTCATTGCTTTCCGCTGCTAATCAGCTCAATCATTATGATATTATTAAGGAAGAAGCTGGTTATCTAAGATACTTGTTTGATACTCCGATTCTGGAAGACAACATTCCTGTTAATGGAGCCAAGTTAGCTAAGCTCAAGATAGCTCGTGACGTAAAGAAGACTTTGGCCAAATGTTCTTTGGAAGTAGACAAGATTAATGGTGACGAAGATATTGCAGAGATCATCTCTTTGATTGAAACACCTATTCTCGATGCTACTTCAAAGATATATCAAGGCTCAGATAACAAGCCAAAAATCATTGGTGAAGATGTAGGCGAATACGTTGAGTTCTTGAAAGAGAACCAGAATGAAATGTTGGGTATCAGCACTGGCTTTCCTCGCTTTGATGAGGCGATTGGTGGAGGTATACGTAGAAAATGTGTAGATCTAGTTGCTGCTCGTCCCAAAGTTGGTAAGTCCATGTTTGGCGATGCTGTAGCTATGCACGTATCTAGAAACTTGAATATTCCAGTGTTGATGTTAGATACTGAAATGTCGAAAGAAGACCATCTCAACCGTATGTTAGCGAACCTTAGCGGTGTGGAGATTAACAAGTTAGCTAGTGGTAAATTTGCTAATAACGATTTGGACATTGAGAAAGTAGAAAAAGCAGCGGAAGAACTACAGAATATCCCATATCACTACGTTAGTATTGCCGGTCAACCATTTGAAAACATCCTTGCAATTATGCGCAAGTGGATTCACCAAGAAGTTGGCTTTGATGAAAATGGCAGAACAAACGATTGTATTATAATTTATGACTATTTAAAACTGATGAACTCGGACAGCATCTCCAACTCCATGCAGGAGTTTCAAGTGCTAGGATTTCAGATTACGCAGCTACATAACTTCTGCGTAAAGCATGATGTTCCCTGTCTGAGCTTTGTACAGCTAAACAGAGATGGTATCACAAAGGAATCGACAGATGTTGTCAGTGGTTCTGATAGATTGATTTGGTTGTGTACCAGCTTTACTATTTTTAAGATGAAGTCAGACGAAGAAATGGCTGATGACGGAGAGGAGCATGGCAACAGAAAACTTGTTCCAATTGTTGCTCGTCACGGAGCCGGACTTGATGACGGTGACTACATCAATATGAATATGTTTGGTAAATTTGGTAAGCTTGTCGAGGGCAAGACAAGAAATGAAGCCCATAAGTCAAGCAAAATTAAGGATGATGGTTTTGAACAAACGACTAACGAATCAGCAGATATTAGCGGTGTCTAATCAGCTCTCCAATAGGGTTGAAGATTTGCTTAAATATTTCGATATTGAATACATTGAGTACCCGAATAGACTTGCATGTGCTTGCCCTATTCATGGCGGAGACAATCCAGAGGGCTGTTCTATTTTTACAGACGGAGTGAGCTCGAAAGGGAACTGGAACTGCTGGACTGCCAACTGCCACGAAGATTTTGGCAAGAACACTTTTGGTTTTGTTCGTGGTGTCTTGTCAAATAGAAAAGCTAAAGAGGTCGGAGTATTAGAGACCTTTTATTTTTGTAGTAAATTTTTGGGTTTAGATCCAGAGACAATTGAGTTTGAGCAACCAGTTGAGAACTACAGTGTGGTAAAGATACTTGAGGTTTTTCAGAGAGAACCTATAAGGCATGAGCAGGTTATTGATAGAGATGCTGTCGTGAGCAAGCTTGATATACCATCACAATACTACATCAATCGTGGATATAAACCAGAAACTCTTGAGAAGTTTGATATAGGTATGTGCATCGGTAAAGGTAAACCAATGTCAGGCCGAGTAGTTGTGCCTATCTATGATGAGAATAATAATTACGTTGCTTGTATTGGTAGAGCCGTCTATCAGAACATGCAACCAAAATGGCTACATAGTAAAGGTTTCAAAAAAAGTTCTTATTTGTACGGGTATAATGTTGCCAAAGATGATATAATGAAAAAAGGCACTATTGTTCTAGTAGAAGGACAAGGTGATGTTTGGCGTATGCACGAGGCTGGGATTACAAATACTGTTGGAATATTTGGTGCGAGCCTCAGTGAAGACCAACTAATACTAATAGAAAGAAGTGGCGCAAGAAATGTTGTAATACTTACCGACTATGATGAAGCTGGTCAGAAAGCCGCACAACAAATCCTCAAACGGTGTGGCAGAAGATTCAATTACTATCGACCTGAAATTGACCAAAAAGATGTTGGCGATATGACAGTCGAACAAATACAAGATCAAATTATAAATAAATTAGAAGGAGTTCTATAAATGACAAGAATTTTGGCTTTCGCTGGCAGAAAACAGTCAGGCAAAAATTCAGCTTGCGCATTTCTACATGGTTATCAAATGAGATGTCATCATCTGATTAAAGGTTTCAATATTGATGATAAGGGCAGGTTGATTGTAGATACAACTTCGACTAACGCAAACGGCGTAGAAGAAACTACTCAAGGAGTTCTTGACGTAACTAGGACAGATCTTGACTTTGGGCTGTGGGCTGCAGAAAACTTATGGCCTTTCATTAAGCATTATTCCTTTGCTGGTGCACTCAAAGAAATTTGCAACGGCTTGTTTGACCTTGATAGTGCACAATGCTATGGAACTGACCAAGAAAAGAATACTTTAACTTGGTTTCGTTGGCAAGATATGCCCGGATATGAGGGTGATGAAGAAGGCCGTATGACGGCCAGAGAGTTTATGCAGTTTTTTGGTACAGACATTTGTCGTAAAATCCATCCAGAGATTTGGACTGAACACACACTCAAGAGTATTCGCACTGAGGAGCCTTTAGTTGCTGTAATTTCTGACTGTCGATTTCAAAATGAAGTAGATGCAGTTCAAAGAGCAGGAGGTAAAGTCATCCGATTGACTAGAGGTGTCGATGCTGATGCACATAGTAGCGAAGTAGAAAGTGAAAATATACAAAACTACGATGCAACAATAGACAATAAAGAGCTTACACTACATGAAACCAACGTGGAAATCATCTCGCTTCTTGAGAAGTGGGGTTGGCTTGGTAGTGAAATCGAAGCGCCTACTGAATCAATTCCAGATGCGGATAAGCCAGAGTTGGTAGGTGGAATCCATAAGATTAAGGAATAACATGTTAGTAACATACATAAGAAGTTCTAGTTATAATAATTTTGAATACTGTCAGATGCAATACTTTATGACCTATGTTTTGGGTCATCAGACTGTATCGGGTAAAAAAGCTCAACTTGGTACAGTTGTACACAAGGTTATGGAGGTTTTAGCTGGCTGTAAGAAGTTATTACAAGACGGTGACGAGCTGTTGCTTGAGGATGACGCTATCGGAGAGGTCGAGTTTACTAAACGTAGACTCGGAACAAAGAAATTTGTAAACGAAATCCTTAAGCGCAGCTACGACCATTATACTGTGCCCTGCACTCATCACTATACCAACGCCGACTACAAATTTTGTGACAAGCTTACTTGGGAAGCACTGAGTTATGATGATGGCAACTTTGATCCACGTAAAAGAAATATCGTTGCAGCAGAACCACAGTTTGATATTCCTATTGAAGAAGATTGGGCAAAGTATGAATACGATATGCCTGATGGAAGTAAGGTCGAAGGTAGGCTTGCCATCAAGGGTACTATTGACTTAGTGACAGAAGTGTCAGATGGAGTCATCGAAGTGATTGACTGGAAGACTGGTCGCAGATTAAACTGGGCTACAGGAGAAGAAAAAACATACGAGAAGCTCTGCAAAGATCCGCAACTAATGCTTTATCATTATGCTATTTCTAAGCTTTTCCCTGAATATGATGACGCGATTATGTCGATATACTTTATTAGGGATGGAGGCCCATTCAGTATTTGTTTTGAGGAATCTGATAGACAAAAGTTTCTTGGTATGTTAAAAGATAGATTTCAAGAAATCAAAAAGACAACTAGACCAAGAATGTTGTCGAGAAATCAATCTCACTGGAAGTGTCAAAAACTCTGTGACTTCTGCAAGAAAGATTGGCCCGGAACTGATGAAAGCATGTGTCGTCACGTTAGTAACCATCTAGATCAGTTTGGCATGTTAGACACAATACAAAATTGCACAAGAGAAGGTTTCGATGTTGGATATTATGAGGCACCCGGATAATGATTGAAGTAAAAATTACAGAAGACATGAAAAAAAGAGCATGGGCAAAGTCCAGAGAGATGGGAGTTATCAAAAACTCCATCATGAAGGGCGATGGAAATATTGCTGGGTTTTTAGGAGAAGAGGTTGCAAATGTTGTTATAGGTGGTACAATTAATAACACTTATGATTACGACTTAGTTGCAAAGGACGGAACTAAGTATGATGTAAAAACAAAGAGGTGTACTTCTCCACCTAAACCTTACTATGATTGCTCAGTTGCTAACTTTAACACAAAGCAAAAGTGTGATAGATATGTTTTTGTTAGAATTGAAAATAAAAATAGGAGATGGGGAAGGGCGTGGGTCTTAGGTTGGTTGACTCACGATGATTATTTTAAGAAAGCTCGTAAACTTACAAAAGGCCAGAAAGATCCATCCAATGGCTTTATAGTTCGAGCAGATTGTCATAATGTTGCTATTTCAGAATTGAATAAATTTGAGGACTGTAATGAATTGGATTCCGCTGAACAATAAGACGCACTTTAGCTTACAGAGAGGTTATTCTAAACCAGAACAACTTGTGGCTAAATGCAAAGAGTTTGGCTACAAATCTTGCGCTATCACTGATATAAATACTATCTCTGGCGCTGTAGCCTTTTATAAAACTTGCAAAAAGAATGATATCAAGCCTATCATTGGTTGTACATTTGAGTTTGAAAATCATAAGCCTACTACTCTTCTAGCTAAAAATAAAGATGGTTGGTTTGATCTGATTGACTTAGTTTCTAAGAAGAACTCGTATAGTGATGACGTTGTTTACAAGCTACTAAAATCTCATAGCGAAAATTTGATTTGCATTGATGAGCTAAAGCAACAGCCTAGTTACTATGCTGAAACAAAAGATGCGGAGCTACACAGAATACTCTTGTGTTCTGGAATGAAGACTACAATGGCTAAGTCGAAGGAGAAGCTAAAGCAGGACGGGTTCAAAAAACTCAAAGGCTTCTTTGACTCCGATAAGTATTATATGTTGTCACCAAATGAAGTTCAATCATCCTATGATAGTGATCTGATAAATAAAGTTGCTGACATCGCAGAACAATGCGAAGAATATAATATTCTCGGCAAGCCAATGCTACCTAAGTTTGATTGTCCAGAAGGCTATGATGAAGATGAATACCTGAAACAGCTATGTAGAGACGGTTGGCGAACGTTGCTGGCTGAGACAGGGAAAGTTGATGACGACAATGTGAAACAGGAATATCTCGACAGAATTAAGAACGAGATGGACGTTATCTTCGAGGCAGATCTATCTGGTTACTTCTTGATTGTTCAAGATATTGTAAATTATGTTAGAGAACAAGGTTGGCTGCCCGGTCCCGGACGAGGATCTGCTGCTGGATGCTTGATCTCATATTTAATCGGCATCACAGAAATTGATCCTATTGAGTATGACTTAATCTTTGAAAGATTCTACAATGCAGGACGTAATACTGAAGATCACGTATCTCTCCCTGATATTGATGTTGATGTTCCAGCGGAAAAGCGAGATGATGTTATTGCATATATCAAGTCAAAATACGGCGAAGATAATGTCTCCCAGATGTTGACATTTAACAAACTGCAAGGGCGAGCTGCGCTGAAAGAAATCATGCGTATCACAAATGCTGTCTCGTTTGCCGAGATGAATGATATAACAAAGAATATTCCTAATGAAGCAGATGTGTCTGACCTGATTGAAGAAAGTGGAGAAAAGTCTCTCATCAGATGGACACTACTCTACCAGCCTAGCGACTTGGTTAAGTGGTGCAAGATAAATCAAGAAGGAGATTTAATCGGGCCTTTGGCAGAAATCTTTGAGCAAGCTATTGACATTGAAGGTACAATTAAGTCACAGGGCAAGCATGCCGCAGGAGTCATTATTTCTGCTAATAAACTGAGAGAGGTTTGCCCGATGGTTCAAGACAGAAACAAGAATCTTGTTGCTGGTTTTGAAATGGGAGATCTTGAGGATCAAGGTCACGTTAAATTTGATATTTTAGGTATTGACCTATTAAGTAAAATCATGGAGATTAAAGATGAGCACTAAAGAAGATTACAAGTCTGTTATTTTTTCTGGTTGCGCTATTGAGTATAGAAATGTTAGTCTTTGCGACTTGAGACACTTTCTGCCTCAGTATCGTGGAAGAGCTAACGGAGTTTACCAAGTACACTCGGATAATAAGAAGAAGTTGTACAGTAAATTATTTTATAGTATTGATGATGCAGTTGATAAGTTTGTTGAACTGAAAGGTGTTGTTAGATGAATTATAGAGACATAATTGTATTTGACTTTGAAACAGGATCTAGGAATCCTCACAAGACACAGCCGACACAAATTGCGGCTATTGCTTTGCATGGCAGAAAACTAACCATTCAACCTAATGGTATTTTCAATAGTGAGATTCGCCCTATTCTTGATGACAAGAAAGCGATTGAGGCTGGCTTTGATCCGGTCGAAGAAGAGGCACTTAAGATTACTGGTAAGACCAGAGAAGCGCTAGCAAAAGCTCCGCTACCAAAGACTGTATGGAAGAAGTTTGAAGATTTCTGTATGCAATTTAACTTTAAGAAAAGCTCTTATACTGCCCCTATCGCAGCTGGCTACAACATCATTGGGTTTGACCTTCCGATTGTTCAACGTATGTGTGATATGCATGGCACAACCGACGCTAGAGGTCGTCAGACTGTATTTAATCCTATCTTTAAGTTAGACTTGATGGACATCGTTTTCTCTTGGACTGAGAACAACAAAGACTTTAAGAGTCTCAGTATGGACTTCTTGCGTGAGTACATGGGCTTTCCAGAAGAGAGCAAGCAAAATGCTCACGATGCTTTACAGGACGTGAAGGACACAGCTAATATATTGATTAAATTTTTGAAGTTCCAGCGGAACATTTCACAGAAGACTAAATTTGAAAAGGCGTTTGCGAATGGAGAATTCTACGTTTAATATTGACAACTATAATGACTCTGGTGTTTGGGATTTAATTTGCGAAGGGCAGACAAAGGGTGTCTTTCAGCTAGAGTCACAGCTAGGTAGATCTTGGGCGAAAAGAGTTCGTCCTCGAAGTATAGAAGAGCTGGCTGCGCTAATCTCTCTAATTAGGCCCGGATGTTTAAAGGCTTTCACTGAAGGCAAGTCAATGACTCAGCATTATGTTGACCGTAAAGCTGGTATTGATGAGGTTAAGTATTTGCATGACAGTCTTGAGCCGATTCTAAAAGAAACTTATGGAGTTCTTGTTTATCAGGAGCAGTCCATGAAGATTGCTCAGCAGTTGGCAGGCTTTGATCTTAAAGAAGCGGATAGCCTCCGTAAAGCTATTGGCAAGAAGAAAGCTGACCTTATGAATCAGATCAAAGGATCTTTTATTGACGGTGCTATTTCTGTTGGAGGTCTAGAGAAAGAGACTGCCGAAGAAATCTTTGGTTGGATTGAAAAGTCTAACAGATATGCTTTCAATAAATCTCATGCCGTATCATATGCCGTTAATGCTTACAGAAGTGCGTATTGTAAAGTGCACCGCAAGATTGAGTTCTTTGAGGCTTACCTTGGACATGCGGACAGAAAGCCTGACCCTCAAACAGAAGTTCGAGAACTAGTATCAGATGCCAAACTTTACGATATTGAGGTAATGCCGCCAAGACTGGGCAAGTTCTTTAACAACTTCACTATATCTGAAGACAAGATATATTTTGGTGTCAACAACGTCAAGGGTGTTGGTAGTTCTGAAACTGTCAAATTATTGGATGCAATACCCGAGCTTGAAGAGAGTCTCGAAAAACCATTTACTGAATTTACTTGGTCTGACGTACTGTTTAACTTAGGTGCAAGAATCAACAAGACATCAATGGAGTCTCTGATAAATGTTGGTGCTTTTAATGGGACTAAGAACCGCATGCACAGAAACCAGATGCTCTATGAATATAAAAGCTACAAAGACTTGTCTGCTAGAGAGAGAACTTGGCTTCAAGAAAACTACGACTCAAGTCACAACTTTGTGCAGTCTTTAGATAATATGATAAATAATCTCAAGATTACCTCTCGTAGGCTCGTAAAAGTTTTTGATCTTAGAAATGTGGTAGAATCACCACCGTTTGAGCTTGTAGATCACCCAGAACAGATTGCAGATCTAGAGATTAAATACTTAGGCACATCGCTAAGCTATTCAAAGACGGATGCAGTCCAAAGTTCTCTAGTCAACACGACCTGCAAAGAGATAGCTCAAGGGAAGACTGGCAGTGTTAACCTTGCTGTTCATATAAATGCTTTACGTGAATACAAAACTAAGAACGGTAAAAATCCGGGACAGATCATGGCATTTTTATCGGTTGAAGATTCTACAGCGTGTTTGGATTCAGCGATAGTTTTCCCAGATGCGTATGAAGAAAACAAACAGTTGTTGTACGAAGGCAACACAGTGATCGTTATGGCGCAGGTTTCTAAGAAAAAAGATACAAGTTTGATTATAAACAAAGTGTCTCAAGCTTAGTTTATAGTTAAAATATAATATATTTGGAGTATTATAATGAATAATTGTACATTCGTGGGTAGGCTAACAGCAGACCCTATTATAAAAGATGTTGGCGCCACAAAGCTAGCAACATTTTCGCTAGCAATCGAAGAGCATAGAAAAGATAAGAACGGAAACAAAGTAAAGCGTGTTGACTTTTTTGACTTTTCCGCTTGGGATAGTGGAGCTCTTACTATACATAAATTATGCAGCAAAGGTGATATGATCGCCGTAAATGCTGTAGCTAGACAGGAAAAATGGAATGATTCAAACGGTCAACCAAAACAGAAGGTTGCCTTCAGAGTTCAAAATTTTAGAGTCTTTAAGGACAGAGAACCTAATGACACACAGTGACCCTCCAACTATAGACGAAAACTTTGATATTATAATTTCGTTAGTAGTTCAGTTTGGAGGTCATGCCAAATCTTTTGAGTTTGAAGATTTGTTGCAGGTAGCTTTTGTTGGGTATTTCAAAGCGATTAGTAGTTTTGATCCTGACATCGGACCTCTGAGACCTTATGTATTTTCTTGCGTAAAGAATCATCTTAATAGATTTTTAAGAAAAGAATTGAGATGGCAAAATAACAATGTTACTAACTCTACGGTGACTGTTAGTTATGATGATAAGTCGTATGTCAATGACTTTAAGAATATACTAGTATCTTGTGCGAATAGACTTTTGCCCGCTGAATCTTTTATTCTAGAAATGAAGTCACAAGGTTTCAATAGGAAAGAAATCTGCGACATGTTAACCTTAAGTAAAAAAGAATATTATAATCTATTCTATTCTGGAGTTGGAAAAATACAAAGATATGAGACCTAAGAAAATACTTTTTTGTACCGAAGCTCATTACCTACCAACAGGATATTCTGTTTACACAAAAGAGCTACTATCTAGATTGCACTTAGATCCTCGCTTTGAAGTGGCTGAGCTAGCTTGCTATGCTACTGACAATTCAGTAAAGCAAAATGCCAAAGGTTGGAAGATCTATGGAAACCAGCCAGAGAAAAACTCTCCTGAATGGAGTGAGTATAAGTCTTCGCCGACTTACGAATTTGGAGAATACACATTCAATCATGTGTTACTAGACTTCAAGCCTGACTTTGTTATGGATATTCGTGATTGGTGGATGTTTGAGTTTCAACAAAGATCGACCTATAGAGAGTTCTACAACTGGGCTATCATGCCAACTGTAGATGCGTTTCCTCAGAACAAACAGTGGATGGATACGTTCGCTTCCGCAGACGCAGTGTTTGCATATTCTGAGTTTGGTCGAGATGTTTTGCTGGGTCAGTGTAAGAATCTCAACTTCGTAGATGTAGCTTCTCCCTGTGCTAGTAGTAGTTTTGCACCTGTACAAAATAAAGAAAGGCATAAAGAAAGTGCTGGACTGACAGCAGACTCATTCATAATTGGGACTGTGATGCGTAACCAAAGGCGCAAACTTTACCCAGACCTATTTCGTGCATTTAGAGAATTCTTAGATACTACTAAAGCTAGTAACGCCTTCCTGTACTGCCATACATATTATCCTGATGTTGGATGGGAGATTCCAGACCTGCTACAAGAATACGACCTAACAAACAGGGTTTTATTTACCTACAAATGTAAGCAATGCGGTCACATCGAACCTTCGTTCTATAAGGATACTTTCAACCATTGTCGAGCTTGCAACTCGTTTAAGAGCGAGCTAGTAGGAGTCAACAATAAAATCGAAGAAGAAGACCTAGCTAAGATATACAATCTTTTTGATGTTTATGTGCAGTATGCAAACAGTGAAGGTTTTGGCATGCCTCAACTAGAAGCGAGCCAATCTGGTCTTCCTGTCATGACAGTATCGTATTCTGCTATGGATTCTGTGGGTGACAATATCGGAGCAATTAAGATACCTGTTCTAACACTACAGACTGAATGTGAGACAGGATGCAAAAGAGCAGTTCCTGATGTCAATTTCGCCTTCTTGAAGTTTGTTGAACTTTACAGTATGCGCAGAGAGCAGCTAAAGCAGCTAGGTTTTGGCATGAGGCAAAAAACTTTGAGCAGATACAACTGGGATAAGACGGCTGAAATCTGGGCGAACTACTTTGACGCAACACCAGTAAAAGATCCGTCAGAAACTTGGTACTCGCCTCCAAGACTCTTTGAACCTGCTCCTGAGATACCAGACGGGTTGACAGTTAAAGACCAAGTTAATTTCTTATTTGACTCTGTTCTAAGAAAACCTGACTGGATAGGAAACCACCAATGGAAGAGGACACTAAAAGACTTGATGTACAAGTGTACTGTCGCAAACACTAACGTAGATTTCTACTTCAACGAGTCACACACTGATGGAGATATTAGATCTTGGACTCCATTTGACATAAAACAGGCGTATGACTACATGGCAAAGATGAGGAATATTCATAACCAATGGGAAAACATTAGAATACAAAGGTTGCAAAATGAAAACACTCTACATAGGTAATTATAAAGATAGAACTGGTTGGGGTTACGCTTCGCTAAATAATATTTTAGCTCTGCACTCTGCTGGAGTAGATGTAGTACCAAGAGCTATAACATTCAACAACTCTCATGCCGACATCCACCCTACGATTACAAAGTTAGAAGCTAAGAGCGAATCAGATTGTGATGCCTGCATTTATCACACATTGCCGCCTCTTTATAGTTATAATGCTAAAATCAAAAACATTGGATTCTTCGTCACCGAAACTGTAACTTTTACAGAGACGATGTGGCAGAAGCATATCAACATGATGGATGAAGTGTGGGTTCCAAACCAACAAATGGTCGAAGCCTGTCACAAAAGCGGTGTTAAAGTGCCTATCAAGATTGCTCCTCACTCACTTGACTTGACAAAGTATAGCAATATAGAAGACTGTGCTGATGCAACTGAGTTTGAGGGTTGCTTTAACTTCTGTTTTGTTGGAGAGATGATAAACAGAAAAAATATTGAAGGTTTGCTCAGAGCCTTCCATACAGAGTTTCATCCTTCAGAACCTGTAAACTTAATGTTGAAAATAAACAAGTCTGGATTTTCTAACGACGCTACACTTGAAGCATTTAAGAACCTGTCTGATTCTGTTAAGTCTAGACTAAAGATACGTTCCAACTATAGGAAAGAAGTTGCTATTGCTGGACATCTAGAAGATAGACACTTATTGTCTTTAATGGCGAAGTGTCACTGTTTTGTGATGCCTAGCTTTGGCGAGGCTTGGTGCATACCAGCACTCGAATCTATGGCGATTGGCATGCCTGTCATCTACACTGGTAATACAGGAATGGATGATTTCTGTCATGGATGGAAAGTGGATTCCGAAGCTAAGAACTGCTACAATGCCACTGATTCTTTGGACTACATGTATACTTCTCACACCAAATGGATGGAGCCAAACATAGAACATCTGGCATCTGCAATGAGGGTTGCATATGAAACATACAAAAATGATAGAAAAAAATATGATTTAATTTGTGCAGATGCGCAACTAAAGGCACAGAATTATAGTAATGCAAACGTTGGAGTACAATTAAAGGAGTTGCTTTATGGCTAGTCAGCCAAATCAAGTTTCTATAAAATCCATAGTGCGCCGTGCCACTATGAAAGATACAGATAAATTAAATATATTAACCTTTTGTACTCACGAAAGATACGAGCAGAATTTGTGTCGCACTGGTCACAACTTTTATTCTATAGCTCAAGGTAAGTTATGGAATGAGGACTATGGTGAAATACCAGAAAACTACCAAGAGATAAAGATCATACCTTGGCACATACAATTCGACTTGATACTTTCTCACACGAGTTGCGAAAGACTGCAATTTGCTAAGAACTTACAAGCAATGTATAACATCCCAATTATTAGGCACACGCATGTACTGCCGGATATTAGATTTGATGTTCAACAACAGGTTGAGGGTTTCAATTCTATTACTGTCGATCACGACAGTTTTATTTCTGATTACAACATGAAAGCTTGGGGCAAAAAGCAAGAAAGAACTACCGGCTTTATCGAGCATGGTATGGACTACGACTTCTGGCAAACAGGCGAAGAGTTAGAACGTGAAAACGTTTTGCTCTCAGTTGTAAATGAATGGCCCAACAGAGATTGGTGTTGTGGTTGGAACTTGTGGAATGAAATAATTAAGACTGACGAAGGCACTTTACCAGTTAAAGTTTTAGGAAATAGTCCCGGTTTCTCCGAACCTGCTGATAGTATAGAAGATTTGAGAGACACCTACAAAAGCTCATCAATATTTCTGAACACATCTATACATTCGCCTGTACCAACAGTATTAATGGAAGCAATGGCTTGTGGTTGCGCAATCGTCAGCACTAATAACTGCATGATTCCAGAAATAATCCAACATGGCGAGAACGGGTTGCTTGCGGATACCGCAGATGAGCTACGGGCATCTTGTCAATTTCTTCTCGACAATCCTCAAGAAGCTAGAAGGCTTGGAGAAAATGCACGGAATACAATCAAAGATAATTATAGTCTTGACAGGTTTACTAAAAACTGGAATGACTTGTTTTTCAAAGTTATAAGGAATTATAAAAAGTAATGAAGATTATACTTTCACACACAGACCCACAAAGCAAAAGCCACGTATGGGTAAAAGACTTTTCTACCTTAGACGCTGTTGTAGATAACAACGAAGCTACAGAAATAATTGTCGATAGCTTTCTTTCTGCCTTTAATTTTGAGAGTCTAGGCTACATATTAGACAAGATAGTTTCAAAGATGAGATTAAACTCGAAGTTAGTCATCTACCAGAAGGATATCGACTTGCTCGCGTATAGATATAATAAAACAGGAATGGCTTTATCTGATATGAACTCTTTGTTGTTTGAAGATTCTCCCTCAATTGGCTGTGTACTAAACACAGAAACTATTAGTGAGATTATTAAGAAAAGCAATCTAAAAATAGAAGAGAAGACTTTGGACAATGAAACAATGCAAAGTATTATAACATCAAGGAGGATCGCAAATGCAGGTTCAAACTAGTTGTAAAGGCTGCTTATTTGCAGAATACACAAAGAACACACAGACCGGGTGTAAGCTAAATAGGGCTGAAAAGCTAAACCCTAAAAATGATTTACTTTTGGATGGAGACAAACATCACTATACTTTTAATAGATTTTGCAATACATACAGACCTAAAGAATGGGAGATCATTCTATCTGATGAAGAAAAGCAAGATATGATAAAGTGTGTTATGCAGGAAGTCTCTCCAAGGGTTGGCTTTTTTGTTTTCTTAGATGGCGAAGAGGGCATGCTTGATCGCCTTAAAATAACACTGAAAGATATTAGAGAGCAGGGCTTTGGTCAAGCTCGATATATTGCACTGATTAATTCTAGAGTTGAGTACAACGAACAATTGCATGAGATACTCAGAGAAAACTTTGATTTTGAAGAAACAGAATTTCACATCGTACAGACATTAGTTGATAGTAAAAATGACTTCCTGTTGGATGAAGCCTTTAGGCACGCCAAGAATGGTTGGGCTTATGTCACAACTAGTGGAGAGAATGTTAGGCTCGATCTCCTAGAAAAAATTCATGATAGAATAAATGTAGATATGAAGAGACTTGTATTGGTTAAACCGTATGATGATTTGAATGGCATGATATTCCAAACGGCTATATATAAGTTTTTAGACGGCAACAGAAGGATGCAGCACAAAGATACAGGAGAAGACATGACTCTTAACTTTATTGAAAAAGTTGAAGCCATGGATACCTCAGATCCAGATACAATTATTTCTTGGGAGGATTTTATAAATGAATCTGCCTAATGTGGCTGTTATAGTTACTAACTATAATTATGGTGATTATGTTTTAGATGCCATATCGAGCGCTTTAGAGCAAGACTACAAAGGACAGTTACGTGTTTATGTGGTTGATGACGGCTCGTCTGATGGCTCTTATGATAAACTTCTAAATTACGCATCGGAAGACATATCTTCTATTACCGATACGCATCCTGTTAGTGA